GCGGCTGCGCCCGGATTGGGTGCAGATCATCCTCATGCCCATCACGCTGCCGGACGGTGGCGTGGTGGGGTGGCGCCGCGTCGGCTACACCTACCACGACGGCGGCATCGAGATCTGCCCGCCGGAGCGGGTCGCGCTGCTCACCACCAAAGAGGTCGCGCACTTCGCGCCGCGCCCGGCCGCTGACGCGTCGTACCGCGGGGAGTCGTGGCTGACCGCGGCGGTGCGGGAGATCATCAACGACAAGATGATGGAGCGGCACAAGACCAAGTTCTGGGAGAACGCCGCCACCCCGAACATCAGCGTTGCGTTGCACGAGTCCATCACCCCGGACGTGTTCGCCGAGTTCAAAGAGAAGATGAACATCGAGCACCGCGGGGTGGAGAACGCGTACAAGACCCTGTTCCTTGGTGGCGGCGCCGATGTGCAAGTCATCGGGTCGACCCTCGATAAAATCGACTTCGGGTCGGTGCAAGGGCGCGGGGAAACGCGGGTCGCGGCGGTGGCCGGTGTGCCCCCGATTATCGTGGGGTTGTCGGAGGGGTTATCCAGCGGAACGTACTCCAACTATGGGCAGGCCATGCGCCGGTTCGGCGAACTCACCATGGCCAGCCTGTGGGCGAACGTGGCCGGAAGCCTGGCGACGCTGGTGCCGCCACCTGGCGCGGACTCCCGCCTGTGGTACGACACCCGCGATGTGGCGTTCCTGCGCGAAGACGCCATGCAACGCGCCGAGGTGGAGGCCCGTAAGGCGAGCACCATCAACATCTACATCACCGCCGGGTTCACCCCCGAGTCGGCCATCGACGCCGTCGAGGCCGAGGACCCCACCCTGCTCCAGCACACCGGGCTGGTCTCGGTGCAGCTCCAGCCGCCCGGCACCAAGGCCGACGGCACCCCGGCCGGCGCTCCCCCGGCCGACGGCGCCGCCTCCGCACCCGCCTCGGCCGCGGGCCGCACCAACGGCCACCACCCCGCCCCGGCCGCCCTGTCCGTGGACGCCACCGACCGTCAACTCATGTACTCGGGCGCGCACCCGCACCCCGCGCTCGCTGCCAGCAACGGTTCTCACCGGGAGGGATAACACCAGATGCCGACCTACGCCGAGCTGTGCGAGCGGGTGCGGAGCGCCGGGCAGGACCCGACGCAGATCTTCGACAACGTGCCGCGCGAGCGCATCGCGCAGCTCCAGCGGGGCGAGCCGATCCGCGACGGGCTATGCCGCACCGCCACCTGGAAGGACACCCGCGCCGAGGGCGACACCAGCGACGGCCTGACGATCGAGGGCTACGGCCTGGTCTTCAACTCCGAGACTGAGATCAACAGCTGGGAGGGGTCGTTCCTGGAGACGATCGAGCCGGGCGCGACGAAGAAGAGTCTGCGGGAGCTGCGGCACCCCGACGGCGGCACCCGCCTCAAGATGCAGTTCGACCACGGCCACCACCCGCTGCTCGGCGGGTTGCCCCTCGGCCGGTGGACCGAGGCCGAGGAGGACGACCACGGCCTGCACCTGGTGGGCCGCGCCTACGACGACTGGCTGCGCGCCCCGTTCGTGGCGTCCATCCGCGACGGCGGGGTGGACGGCATGAGCTTCCGGTTCTCGGTGGTCAAGGAGCGGTGGACGGACAAGGACGGCAAGGAACTCAAGGGCGAGGAGCTGTTCGAGCTGCTGTTCTGGGGAGCCGGCGACCGCGGTCCGCTCAAGCGCACCCTGCGCGAGGTGAAGATCAGCGAGGCGGGGCCGGTGGTGTGGCCCGCGTACAAGGACACCACCGTGGGCGCCCGCAGCGAGGGCGGCGGCACCATGGTCGTGGACCTCGGCGCGCTGCGCTCCCGGCCGCAGGACGCGGCGTACGTAGTGGCGCAGCTAGACGCCACCATGGCCGCCGCGATGGCCCCACCGATGATCGGTGGCGGCGCACGCCCGGGCACGCCGGAGCAGCGGTGGCAGCCCGTCGGCGCGCAGGCGTTGGCGCAACTCGCGCAGTCCATCGTCGTTTCCCGCCGCGATGACACCGACGAGGTCATGCATAATGCCGCTGTGCGCACAGCGGATTCCGCACATTCGTCGCGCACCGCCGAGCCGCAGACCACTGGAACACCGGCCGCTGAGCACTCCGCCTCCACCGGGGAGCCGCACGGCACCGAGGAGACGCCAGCCGGGCCGCACTCGCCGACCCACCGCCAGGGTGAGCCTGCCACGCGTCGTTCCCGCGCTAGCGACCTGAAGGCCCGGTACCGCAAGGTGCTCGACACCTCCCTGGCGCTGCCCAAGCCATAGGACAGCTAAAGGAGCTCGCCGATGAGCGGCGACATGCCCAACGGCACTGACGGCGGCAACGGCGACGGACGCGACCGCCCGAGTGGCCCGACCCTGACCCACAGCCAGGCCATCAACCGCCTGCACGACCTGCGGACGCAGATGTCCGCGATCGTCGAGCTGGAGAACCCGACCGACGAGGACGACCGCTACTTCACCGAGCTGGAGCGCGAGTTCGCCGAGGTGGACGGCCACCGGCGCCGGCTGGAGCGCGACGCCGCCCTGGCCGCGGTGCGCAGCACCACCGACGGCCTGAGCGCCACGGCGTACCTGCGCACCGAGCGCGGCGCGTTCGGCGGCCACCCGATGGCCAACGCGCGCAGCGGCTCGGCCTCCGGCGCCGGGTACGACCGGGACCCGCTGCTGGACCCCGACTCGATCGAGGAGCGGCGGTTTCGCAACCCGTGGGCCTTCGACGAGGTCCGCACCTTCGGCCGGGCCCCCGAGCAGGTCTCGGCCGAGTGGCACGCCCGCGCGCTGAGCGCCGCGGAGCGGATGCAGGGCTGCGACGACGCGATCCGCCAGGCCGCCACCAAGATGATCGAGCGGTGGGACGACGAGGACGCGAACCTGTCCCGGTTCATGCTCGCCCTGTCGAACCCGGACTACCTGCGCGGCTGGACCAAGCTGTTCCGCGCCGGGGACGCCGCGGCGGCCCTCAACGACGGCGAGCGGCAGGCCATCGCCACCGTGCGGCAGATCGCCCGGGCCACCCGCGCGCTTTCTCTCACGGATTCCGCGGGCGGATATCTCGTTCCTTTCCAGCTCGATCCGACCGTTGTGTTGACGGCAAATGGTTCGGTCAACGAGATTCGGCAGGCCGCCCGTCAGGTCGTCGCTATCGGCGACACCTGGAATGGTGTGTCGAGCAACGCGGTGGCGTGGTCCTACGACGCCGAGGCCACGCAGGTGTCGGACGACTCGCCGACATTCGCGCAGCCGAGCATCCCCATCTACAAGGCGGACGGCTTCGTGCCGATTTCGCTGGAAGCCATCCAGGACGCGGCGAACATCACCGCCGAGGTGGCCAACCTGATGGCCGAGGGCAAGGACATCCTGGAGGCGTCGGCGTTCGCCGTCGGGTCCGGGGTGGGCATGCCCACCGGCGTGGTCACCGCGCTCACCGGCTCGGCCAGCGTGGTGAACGCGGCCAGCGACACCGCCCTGGCCATCGGCGACATCTACAAGCTGCACGGCTCGCTGCCCGCCCGGTACCGGCGCCGCAGCTCGTGGCTGGCGAACAACCTCATCTACAACATGGTCCGGCAGTTCGGCACCGACCTGTGGGGCTCCCTCGGCGACGACCGCCCGCCCGGCCTCCTCGGCCGCCCGGTGCTCGAGGCCGAGGACATGGACGGCACCATCTCCGCCGGTGCCGACAACGTCCTCATCATCGGCGATTTCAGCAATTACGTCATCGCCGACCGCATCGGAATGACGATGGAGTTCATTCCGCACCTTTTCCAGCAGACCACCGCTGGATCGGGATTCGGTCGGCCGACCAACCAGCGCGGTTGGCTCGCCTACGTCCGTCACGGTGCCGACAGCATCAACGACGGCGCTTTCCGCATGCTCCAGGCGTAGCGCCACACCACCGACACCGGAAACGCAACGGAGGCGCAGAAAAATGGCAGACGAGAAGAAGGACCAGCCGTCGGGCGGCGGCGAGCGCCGCAGCACGTCCACCGGCGAGCAGGGCGCGAACGCCCGCCCGGACCGGCAGGGCGCCGGGGCGGCGGAGACCGCCACGGCCACCCCGGCCAGCCAGCAGACCCGCACCGAGACCGGCCGCCGCGGCGACGGCGGCGGCAACCGGCAGGAGCTGTCCGGCGCGGATCGGGACCGCGGTGTCCGCACCGGGTCGCGCACCGGCGGCACCACCGAGGCCATGGCCGCCGAGTTCGACGAGCTCGGCGTGGACGCCCGCCTGGACAACCGGGTGGGCCGCCAGCGGCCCCGGCTCAACCCGCTGCTCAAGCCGCAGCAGGTGCCCGGCCCGGAGGTCGGCCACTTCGGTGAGCACGCCGACGAGAACGGTGACGCGTTCCTGGAGGCCACCGGGCTCGGCAACCCGCAGGGCGAGGTCCTCGGGCTCCGTTCGCTGGGCCAGCTGGGCCGCGGCGAGGCCGAGCGCGACGAGATCGAGCCGGTGGAGCCGCAGCCCAAGTAGGGCTGCGCGAGAGGAGTAGCAGGTGTCCGAGGATCTGGCGCAGGCCAAGGCGCCGTTCATGGCGTTCGTGCACGGCGGGCAGGTCGTGGTGCGCGTGGGCGACGTGTACCGCAAGACCGACGCCGTGGTGGCCGCATCCCCCGCGTCCTTCCAGGACGTGGAGGTGCTGGACTCCTCGGCCGCCGGCCGCCCGTTCAACCGCTCCCGGGGAGCCGTCGAAACGGCCACGGCGGCCCCCGGTGAACGGCGCACCCTCACCCCCCCGCCCGTGGTGGGTGAGGGTGCGCCCATGACGGCGCCGGGCCGCACCTCGGCCAAGAAGGAGAAGGCCGCGGCGGGCACCGCAGCCCCGGCTCCGAGCGAGGTCTAGGTGGTCTGGTTGAACGACTCGATGTACGACGACACCGGGGTGGCGGTCACCCTCCCCCCGGCGGCGCGGAGCGCGGCGGGCGCAGTGAACGGCGCCGCGGTGGACATGGGCCAGGGCGGGGAGTTCTACCGCAACGCCCTGTTCGTCGTGGTCACCGGCACGATCACCGACGCCACGCACACCATCACGTTCCAGGGCAGCGACGACGGCACCACCGGGTGGACCGCGCTGGATCCGAGCGGCATCTCCGGCTCCGTGCCGGTGCTCGGCCCGGCCAACTCCAATCAGGTGCACCGGGTGGCGTGGGACGGCGGGAACAAGCGGTTCATCCGCGCGGTGACCACCGTGGGCGGCACCCCCACCACCGGCGGCATCTACACCGTCGTCGTGGTCCGCCGCGGCCAGGGCACCCCGCGGGGGCTGCCGAGCTGATGAACGGCTACCTGTACCGCGGCCGCCACCGGCGTCCCACGCACACCGCCCGCCGCGCCGTCACGGTCGCGGCGGGCGGCGCGGTGGCGTTCGGCGGGCCCGGGCTGGTGGAGCTGGCTACCGTCCCGACGGCCGCCGCGGCGTCTCCGGAGGAAACGCTGGCGGACATCCGGCAGTGCGAGTCCACCGGCAACCCGCGGGCGGTCAACCAGCAGACTCGCGCGCACTTCGGGCTGTACCAGTTCGACCTGTCCACCTGGCGGTCGGTCGGCGGCACCGGCAACCCGATCAACGCCTCGCCGGAGGAGCAGACCGCGCGGGCGTTGACGCTGCTGTCCCGCCGCGGCACGCAGCCGTGGCTGGCGTCGCAGTCGTGCTGGACCCGCCGCGGCTCGGCACCGCTGCGAGCCGGCGCGGTGGCAGACCTGCCGACACCCCCGGCCACGCAGGCCCGCACCGCCGCCGCCCGCCCGGCCGCCCGCGCGGACACCACCCGCCCGGCCGCCCGCTCGGTGACGGTGCGGCGCGGGGACACCCTCGCCCGGATCGCCGCCCGCAACCACACCACGTGGCGGGCGCTGTGGGCGAAGAACCGCAACACCATCCGCAACCCGGCGCTGATCTACCCCGGTCAGCGCATCACCCTCTGACCCCACGCAGGAGACGCGATGACGGCACCGGGGACGCGGTACCGCAACACCACCGGCCGGACCCTTTACGGGATCTTCCCGCCGGACGCCGAGGTCACCGTCCGCGACGACGGCCTCGACGAGATGGTCACGCTCGAGTACGACCCGAACGACGGCACCCACGTCACCAACGCGGTGGCACTGGCGCCGGGCGACGTGGCCGCGAACTTCGAGTGGGTCGCTGACCCGCGGCCGCAGGACACCGAGGAAGACCAGACCGCGGCCCTGCGGCGGCAGGTGGCCGACCTCCAGCAGCAGCTGAACGCGGCGCGCGGCCAGAGCGGCGGTGCCGTCAATGGCTGAGTCGTTCTCCGCCGAGGGCCTGGACCTGCTGCTCGGGATCTTCCCGCGCGGCGGCACGAACCTCACCACCAGCTACCTCGGGCTGTTCACCTCACAGACCGCGTCGACGGTCCCGGCCGCCACCGCGGTGCTGTCCACCTACACCGGCGTCGCCGAGGTCACCATCGGCACGTGGGGCTACGCCCGGCAGTCCATCGCCGCGGCGTCGTGGGGTGCGCAGGCCGCCGGGGCCGGGGCAGCCGCCGGTGGCCGGCAAAGCACCGCTGGTCAGGTCACCTACCCGGCGGCGACCGGCGCGTACGCGACCGCCATCAACGGTTTCTTCCTGTGCAACGCCGCCGCGCACGCCAGCGAGATCGGCATCTTCTACGCCAACTTCGACGACGTCACCGCCATCGCCAGCCTGGCGCTGGGCGACATCATCAAGGTCACCCCGACGTTCGGGCTCACGCCCTGATGGCAGACGGGTTCGGCGCGGTCCTCCTCGGCGTGCACACCGAGAAGCGCGGCAGGCAAGCCCTGTGGGCGCAGGTGCGGTGCGGCGGGTGCGGCCGCCAGTTCTCCGGCAACGTGCGCACCTGCCCGAACTGGAAGGACCAGCCGGCGTGCCCGCTGTGTTGGGCGCGGCTCAACCGGCTGCGTGAACAGCTCGGGCTGCTGCCGTGGGACACCCCGCCTGACGCCTACCCGCCCGAGGACTGGACGGCGGCGAACAAGAGCTACCAGGAGATGAGCGGCGGATGAGGAAGAAGCCCAAGTGGGTGCCGTGGCGGTGCCCGGCATGCCAGCGGAAGTTCTGGCCGGTGCTCGGCGACACCATGGCGCAGGCCGAGTCCGGGCGGTGCTGCTTCTGCGAGCAGTGGGAGCGGACCACGGTGCGCCCCGGCGCCGTCTCGCCGGACCAGCTGGTAGCGGCGGACACGGACGGGGGACGACCGCGCATGGGTGACGGGCCGGTGGTGCTGCGCACGCCGTACTCGCTGGAGTTCCCTGACAACTACGGGCTGCTCATCAGGATCACGGTGACCTTCAACGAAGCCACCCGGGCCATCACCGGGTGCACCGTGTTCCGCGACATCGGCTGCCAGTGGGGCCGGATCTTCGTGGGGGTCGGCGCGGACGGCACGGTGGAGTCCTCGTCCAAGGTGTTCGCCGTGCCCGAGGGCACCACCAACATCACCCCGGCGCAGCTGTCCACCCGCGGCGTCAGCGTGATCGAGGACATCACCAGCTTTCAGATCACCGCCGGGCCGTAGTCGTGGCGCTGGCCGTGAACGCGGCGGCGCCCACCATCGCCTACAGCGGCACCTCGGGCGCCGTGCCGTCTCTGACCAGCGGCACGTTCAGTCCCCCGGCCGGGCTGCTGCTCGTCGCGGTCATCCTCGACGGCACCTCATCGCTCGGTCAGACGATCAAGGTGTCGGACAGCACCGGGACGGTCTACTGGTACTACCCGTCAGAGCGCAACGAGTGGGGCCCGGCGGCGTGGCTGGTCGGCGGGTTCCTGCCGAACGCGGCCACGAACATGACCATCACGGTGGCCGTGAACCCCGGGAACAACGTCAACATCGACTACGCGTTCAAGGTGTACTCGATCACCGGGGTCACGCAGGGCCAGTATCCGTTCGGGGCGATCGACAACGGGCGCGGCGCGGGCAACCCCTACACCACCCCGGCCGGGCTGGTCACGACCCGGGCGAACAGCCTGGTGTTCTTCGCCTGCGAGGACTTCTCCACCGTCACCGGCGAGCAGGAGACCAGTGGGTCCACCTATGTCGCGATGGCCAACGCCACCGCGGTGATCGGCGCCGCCGGCTACAAGGCCGTCGCGGCGGCGGGCACCGCGGTCGGCTGGACGTTCGACCCCACCGGCACCGGCACGACCGACTTCGCCTGGTGCGCCCTGGAGATCCTCGAGCCGCTGGCCGCGGCGGCGAACCCGGGCTACAGCCCGCCCACAACGATCCCCACGAACGACCCGGTGGACCCGGCCAGCACCTCACAACTGGTGGCCACCAAGAGCGGCGTCCAGACCGGCTACGGAGGCTAGATCATGTATCGGATAGCGGGCCGCACGGCGGCCAACGCGGCGACCGCCGGGGCGGCGTCGTTCAACTTCTGGAACCCGCACTCCACGGTCCGCACCCGCCTCGCCGAGATCCACATCTGCTGCAACGGGGCCCCGGCGGCCGGTGCCTCACTGGCGTTGCGGCGGGCCACCGCCCGCGGCACCGCCACGAGCACGGGCACCCCCGACATCGACAACGACATCCAGCGGGCGCAGGCGCCCACCTCGGGCGCGCTGCTGGACCTGGCGTTCTCCGCCGCCCCGACCCTGGACGCCTCGGTGCTGTGGCAGTGGACGTTCGCCGCGGTCGCCGGGTCGGCGATCATCCTGCCGGTCGAGATCTCGGTGCCGCCCGGCACCGGGCTGTGCGGCGCCAACGTCGGCGCCATCGCGTTCCCCGCCTCCGACATCACGATCGTGTGGCGCGAGGAGTTCTGACCAGCAGCAACCGGTGAGGTAGGCGAGGGAAGGGGGCGGCCATGGCGATCTACGCGACGACCGCCACCACCTTCGCCATCCAGACGCTGTATTGGGGCGGCAGCGGCGCGGTCGTCGGCACGGCGGGCGCCGCGAACTACGGGGCGCCCCCGGCGCCGACGGACTACCCGATCCCGCGGGACCTGCCCGCCAGCCCGCAGACGGTCAACCCGACCTTCACCGAGCTGGCGCTCGCGGCGGCCGGGCCCACCACCTACACCGAGACCGGCGCCGGGGCGGCCGGGCCCGCGGCGGCGGGCGCGAAGACGGTGCAGCTCGCCCCGCCCACCGGGGTCGACGCCGGGCTGGACGCCACGGTGCGGATCGGTGACGCGTTCGCCCGCACCGGCGCCGCCACGAACGCCACCTCGTATGCGTGGACGGTGACCGCCGGGCCCGAGGCGGTGGGCACCGTGGTGTCCACCGCCGCCGCGGTGTCCTGGCGGCCGCTGCTCGGCGGCACCTACACGCTGCGCCTGGACGCCACGAACGCGGGCGGCACCAGCTCGGACACCGTCGACGTGGTGTGCTCGGTGGGCGCCGGGACCGGGCCCCGCTGGCTGATCGTCACCGGGACCGCGACCGCCCCGGCCGCCGGGGACCTCACCCTGCGCGACCGGCTGATCGACACCCTCGGGCAGCGGGTATCGGTGATCCGCGACGACAACGACGCCCAGTACGCCGGGGGCGGGTTCGACGCGGTGTACGTGTCGGACTCCTCGTCCGGCGGCACGGTCGCGGCGAAGTACGCGGGGCTGCCGGTGCCGCTGTTCCACGGCGAGCTGGGCGCCTGGAACGCGGCCGGGGTGGACGCGCTGTCGGTGGCCTACACCGACACCCCGACCACGGCGGCGGTGGTGTTCACCGCGGCTGCCGTGGCGGCCGGGGTGGCCGGCGCGACCGGGACGACCACCCTGTTCACCGCCGCGGTCAACCTGCCCAACATCGCCCCGGCCAACATCGCGGGCGGCGCGCAGCAGGTCGCGATGAACGGCGGCACCACCACCAACGTGGCCGCGTTCCTCGTCGAATCCGGCGCCGCCCTGCTCAATGCGCACACCGCCGAGGCCCGCCGGGTGTTCTACCGGGTGCCCAACGGTTCGTTCTCGGCGCAGAACGCCGCCGGGTTGGCGTTCTTCGACGCCCTGGTGGGGTGGCTGCTGGCCGCCCCGCAGACCTACACCAAGACCGGGACCGGTGCGGCCGCCGCCGCGGCAGCCGGCACCAAGGTGCGCACCACCGCCGCCACCTACACGAAGGCGGGCACCGCGGCGGGCGGGGCGCAGGCCGCCGGGACCGAGACCACCGCCGCGGCGCCCTACCCGCTGGTCGTGCGGTCGGTCGGGTTCTCCGCGTCCTCCGGTGCGGTCGCCAACTCGGGCACCCTGCCCGGCGGCGCGGCCGCCGCCGGGAACCTGCTGGTGTTCGCCCTGGCCGGGGACAAGAACCCCGGCACCCTGACGATGAGCGACAACATCGGCGGTGCCTGGACCAAGCCGATCGAGGTGCTCGGCGCGTCGGTGTCGACGTACCTGGCGTTCAAGGTCGCCGTCGGGGGCGAGACCACCATCACCGGCACCACCCCCACCGCCAGCGTCTCCGGTAACCGCGGCTGGGTCGGTGAGCTCGCGCAGAGCGGCACCGGGTCGTGGGCGCTGCTCGGGTCGTCAACCCCGGCGTACTCCGACGTCACGGCGACCTCCCGAGACACCGGGTCCACCGCGGCCGTCGCCGCGGACGGGTTGGGCATCGCCATCGCCACCATGGACTCGGTGTCGGCGGTGCCGTCGGTGTCCTGGACCGGCGGGTACGCCACGGCCTCCACCAGCCCGACCCTCGGCCTCGCGGCCCCGGCCGGGCTGTGGGTGGCGCTGGCGCAGGTGGACGCGGCCGCCACCTCGGGCACCACGTTCTCCTACACCGGCGCGAACGCCGACCAGATCCACGCCGCCGTCGCCGTGTTCGGCCGGTCGGCCGCGGCCACCACCTACAGCAAGACGGGTACGGCGGCGGCGGTGGGCGCCGCCGCCGGTGTGCAGGTGCGCACCACGGCGGCCACCTACCCCAAGACCGGCGCCGGGGCGGCGGCCGCGGCAGCGGCCGGGGTGCAGGTGCGCACCTCCGCCGCGGTGGTCGCCAAGACCGGTGCGGGTGCGGCGGGTGCGGCGGCGTCCGGCGGCAAGGTCCGCACCACCGCAGCCACCTACACGAAGACGGGTAGCGGCGCAGGCGGCGCCGCCGCGGCGGGTGTGCAGGTGCGTACCTCCGCCGCCGTGGTGGCCAAGACCGGTGCGGGGGCGGTCGGTGCGGCGGCCACGGGCGCCAAGACCCTCGCCGCGGCGGCGGTGGTGCAGAAGGCGGGGACGGCCGCCGCCGCCGGAGCGCCCACCGGCGGGAAGGGCGTGACCCGCACCAAGGCGGGGACGGCGGCGGCACCCGCCGCGGCGGCCGGCACGAAAGCGGTCACCGCCGCCGCCGTCTACTCCAAGACCGGCGCCGCCGCCGCAGCCGCAGCGGCAGCCGGCGGGAAGTCGATCTCCGCGGCGGGGGCGGTGGCCAAGAGCGGAGCGGGGGTGTCCGCCGCCGCCGCCGCGGCCACCAAGTCCGTCACCCGCACCGAGGCGGGCACTGGCGCCGCCGGGGCCGCCGCGGCTGGCTCGAGGTCCGTCACCTCCGCGGCCG